CGCTGATTTTGCGCCCTTCCCATTCGGCAAACACTGCCGCCAAGGCGCGAGGCGTAAAGCTCGGCTGTCCATGCCCGGAGAAGGGCGGCGCGACAACTAAACGCAAACGCCTGGAAGCGTCCGCCAGGGTGGCCGAAACAGCCCTATCGGTCGCGCGTCCGCTACTGGACAGGGGCGCAAGTCTACGTCAAATCGCTGGCGCTCTGAACGGGGCTGGCATTACAAGTGCAATGGGCAAACGCTGGCATCCCGCCAGCGTGTCCCGCTTAATCGAAAACCACGGAGGATGATATGGTTGGCAAACTAACACCGGACGACATTATCAGCGCAAGCGTTGTGCCTGCGTTGCTTGGCTACAGCAAGTACATGACGCGAAATCAGTTGCTTGAACGATGCATTGCGGCGGCGGAAGGGACGTTCGTCGATACCTTCACGGGCAACGAAGCGACGTTTTGGGGTAACGAACTCGAACCCGTGATACTGAAAGTCGCGGCGGAGCGTTTAGGCTTGGAAAATTTTCGCGACGATTTCCCTGCCGCGTTCCCGCACCCAACGCTGCGCATGGCGTGTAGCCTGGACGGCTTGGGAGAAGGGCAACGCACGATCAGCACGGACGAGGACAGGGGCATATTCCTTATCAACGCCGACACGATAGACCTGACCGGGCCTGTGATCGTTGAGAGCAAGGCGACACGCTCACGCCCTGAAACCCGACCGCCACATGATCGCGGCCCGCTACAGTTGCAGGCGCAGATGATGTGTACGGGCCACCAGGTAGGCGTGATCGCGACGTTGTACGAGGGCTTGGACCTGCGCCTGTTCGTGTACAAGGCCGACCCCGACGTGCAACGCCAGATCGCGGAAGCGGTCGTGGATTTCGAACGCCGCAAGCAGGACGTGGATTTCTACCCTGTGGAGTCCAGCGATGACGCCGCACACGCGTATAGCACGGTCGATGACGATGCGCCTGAAATTGACCTGTCGAAGAACGAAGACGCGGCGGAAGCCCTGCGCGAACTGGTCGAGGCAAGGGCGGACAAGGGCGCAAGTGAAGCGCGTATTGACGCGGCGCAAGCCACGATCATGGAGTACATGGGCGCACACCCGAAGGCGAAAGGGCTGGTAGGAAATCGCCTTTACCAAATCAGTCGCCCGATGCGTAGCTATAGCGCAAGGCCGGAGAAGGTCGTGCCTGCGAAGGACGCATACACCGTGCGTCAGAAAACTCTGACGATAAAGGAAACAGATCGCTAACTGTTTCCCTTGCGCTTGGCGTAATATTGATGGTTCGACACAAAAACAGATCGCGACTCTGGGTTTACGTAAACCATTTCGACGCCAAGCGCCTTTTGTAAATCAGAGCGACGGCGATGGATGCGCGATGCAACTTTACGACCGGGATTGACGCGGCTTGCATCCTTTTTAACCTGTATCAGCCGCACACCTTCTGCGTTCACGATGACTAGATCGATAGGGCTGGACCCCTGTACTGCGGGAAATACCCAATAACCTAAACGCAGAAAATACTCCGTCGCGATCATTTCGCACACATCGCCGTCGATATGACTCTGGTTAGACAATGCTCTCCAGTCGCCTAGCGTGGCGCTCTGTGCGGTTCGTTGTCTGCCGGTACAGGTTGCTATCACGCAACTGCGCTGCCGCCTCACGCCAGTCCCTAGCCTCGATAGCGGCATGATGCAGCTTGAATTTCTGGTAGCGCGGCAGACCTAGCTGGAAGCACAGGGACGCAATGACGATGCGAGCCTCAGTCGGCAGGTCGTCAAAGTCAGGATGTATCCAGCGGGCATCCTTCAGCGCGATGCCTACATCCTGGTTGTATAACTGCGTGACACGCGCCTCGCTGATTGCAGTGCCTACCGGCCAGCCGTATTCCCTGTCTTGCGGGGTCAGAAGGTGCCCGATGCCGCACGTCAGGTTGCCGAGGTGGTCTTCGTAAACCTCATGGACGATGCCTTCATCCTGTTCCAGCACTAGGCGCAGGCTTTGCTCAAATGTCATTTGCTGACCTGTTTAATTTTCTCCACGGTCCTTAATCCCCCAAGACCTAAAAGCCCCATCAACACCGGCATCATCTGTGACATGTCAAGCGTCGGCAGTTCCACGAGATGTCCTGTCTGCGCCAACACAAACGATGCAAGCGGGAACACGATAAAGTTAAGCCCCATTGCGCCCCCGCACATCCAACCGATAGCTGGACGCCATCCGCTTACAAACACAGAACGGCTTGCCGCTTCAACTTTGTTTATCTCTAGTTGAGCAAGGTCAATCTTTGCGAGGTGCATCGTTAGTTGCGCCTCAATCTCACGCTCCGCAGCGGCTCGCTTCTCTTTGTCCTCCGGGAGAAATCTTCCCGCCACATCCATCACAGACGGCAGTACAGCCGATAATAGACCTATCATTTTGCGACCCTTTCGTTTGCCACAGGCGGATGGACGCCGTTATGCAGTTTGTGCATCCGCGATGCCTCGTCTTTCAGGTAAGCAATGTCTGACAGCATGGTTGCGGTTTGCATATTGCGGCGCTCCAACACATCAGGCGCGTTCATCTTGGCGAGGATGTCAAGGCGCTGTTTAACCACGGCCTCGCCATTGTCGAGCAGATCAATGCGCTGATCGATTTTGCGTATCCGCCCTTCTATGTCGCGCAGAGTTTCTTGAATTACGCGGATTGACATCTTGCCTACGGCTGCTGCTCCAGCCACGGAGAATAGGATGCCACCTACTGTAATAATAAGGCGGATGTCGATTGCGCCGTCCATTTTATTTTCGGAAGGCGGCGAACAGTAGCCCGGCCATCACCACGCCGAGCAGAATGACTTCGCCGTATGACATCATAATTGCTTGCGACATTTTTTAATCCACCTTTGCACTGTTTCGGTTTCGTAAATGCGGATGACTGACCAGATCAGGGACGCCAAAGCCGCCACAGCAGGGAGCCATTCGACCAGCGTGGCAAGCACGACTGTGATGCTGCTTACATCCACGATGGTTTTGGCGTGATCGTCCATCAGCCGAGTTCCGGCCAATCAAACAGGACGCCGGTTTTTGTCGTCGTCCCGTCATCTTCGACCGTATACGTCAGGAACAACGCAGCGATGGCGTCGGTCGTCGCGGCCTGTGTGATCTGGTCTTCCATCGCCGCAGCGGCCAGCCTGATTTCGTTGCGCCACTGCTGGATGTTGGCAGGGACGTCGATGTTGGTGTCAGCCTTGCGTATCACGGCCCAATCGCTCTGCGCCAACAGTGCGCCCTGCTGTGCTTTGACTTCGGAGATCAGATTCGACTTAACACCCGGTGTGACCACCTGAACGCCGTCTTCCATAACCGCATCGCCGTTCTCGTCTACTTCATTAACGTCGTCCAGCGACTTGGCCGTACTGGTGATCGTGCCGTCATCGTTGTAAGACCACGTGTACAACCGGCTGTCAGGATGCGGCTGCTGCACGATCTCGGTAATACCTATCGCTGTTTTCTGCTCTGCCGAATAGGTGTACCAGCTACCCGGATGTGTAGCGCCATCTGCGTCAGTGAATTGCTGACCGGGGCGGATGGTTTTTCCATTGCATTTATAAACTGATGTCATGATTTATCCTTATCTTGCTGTAGCTGGTGCAACGCCGTCACCGCCGAATGGATTTTCTGCGAATGCCATGTATATGTATGTTGAGCCAGATGCATTTAGATTTGTTTGTGTCCCTCGAATTTTATAACCATTGCTCAATATGTCTATTTTGATTGTACTGTAAGTTGTTTCAGCAGTGGTTTTATCTGCTGCAAGAACAGCATCAGAAACATTTATCGGATCACGCTCGGTGTCTAGGATGTCCCAGTTGCCTGTACCACCGGATGTTCGCTTGTACAGAATGTATTTGGGTGAAAATCCTGTGTACACAAATGGACCATTTGTCGATCCATTGCCGGTGTAACTCCCGAAGCTGCTATAGCCGGAAATTTCTGCGAAACAATAGGCAATCATTGCATCACTGGAGCCATTAGTTCTCCCACCACCGCCGACACTAAACACAGAAGATGTTGGCGCAGTGTTGTTAAAAAACGTGCTGGCTGTAACCGGAGTGGCAGTAGTATCAAGTGTCAGACCTTTGGTAGCTCCAACGTCTTCGTGATAAACGACCCAGCTATCTGCATCGGCTAGATTTTTAACCAGTATCATTTGTGGTGCTACACCTAACCCATGACCGAGCGTTGTGTTAGCACCAGTTCCTGTCCATTTTACAATAGAAAATCCTGATGTAGCGGAAGCGCTGACTGTGCTGGTTGTAGCGCCATCAGTGTTGCTGCTGCCAGTAGTATTATCTGCAAGCCAGCACCATGCGACGTACGTGTTTGTTCCTGTGTTTAGACCGTTGTGCGTACCAACCGTGAAACCGTCGCTATCAAATGAAGTTATGCCCTGCGTTTGTGTAAATTCTGCATTGGTAGCATTACTAATAAGCTGCTCTGTAGAGCCACGAACAACATCCATTAGGCGGTGGTTGTCCGCAAGACTGCGTGGCTTGCCCCATACAAAGTCAGGCTGAAATCCTACGCCAGTGACGCTGAAGGCTGTTCCAGAATTACCCGTGAACAATACGGGATTAAAATGCGCTGACCCATCTGTGATCGATGGTGTGGGAAGGGTGGCACTTGTTAGTTCCAAAAAATCTGCCGTTGGTGTGCCGCTCAAGCCTTGGAAAGTTGCTGTGATAACTGTGCCAGAACCAAATGGCGCACAGCCAAAGTGAAGCGAGTTTTGTCCCGTCAGTCCGGTTGTCGCACTGTAGATACTTGAACCATCATCAAAAAATTCTAATGTGTCAGTGGCACTATTATATTCTAGTCGCATAAGCGAGTTGGCTGCGCCAGTACCAAGGTCTGTAACGACACTACCGTTTTTAACAATCTCTCCCGTACCAAGATTGTAGAAATAGCCGTAATTATTTCCGCTTGTTACATTATGATTGCCCATTTGATAAAGGCCAATGTATCCAAACGTGCCGCTAGATTTTTGAAGTTCGCAAACATATTTACCGCCATCGTCTACGGCGAACGTAGACACCGCCCATTGGTAGGAGTTGCCGCTGGCAGTAGCGACCAGATTGCCATCTGACAGTCCTGCCCCTGCCCATAATGGGTTAAAGGTTGATGCGTTCAGAGTCGGCGTATCCGACATCTGGTCTGTGGTGGCTAGTCCGCTGCTGGTGAAATCATTGCCGTTGCCTGAGAAGTCTTCACCCAGATCACTGGCTGTCTCGCCTGTGATGTAGAAGCCGTTGGTTCCGTAGCTGCCATCGTAAGCCTTCGGAATCCACACGCCGTCGTCGTTGTATTCACCGAAGCTGGTTGGGTCTAGTGCAGTGCCGTCGATGAAATGAATTTCGGAAAGGTACCCGTCATAGTAATATGTTGAACCAGCCTGCTCTCCCGCAATCTCATGTTGGATGGTGGCATTGACCATACCATCTGCATTCAAACTAGGGTTTGAACCGCTGGCAAAAGTTACACGTTCGCCATTTATGTAGGCCCGCATCCGGTTTTCGGCGGTACCATCTGTAGTATCCCAATACCAAACAAAATGATACCAAGCTGATGGGTCTCTGTACAATGTACTAGTAGCTCTTTCGTACCAAGTTCCGCTCATTCTTTGAGCAACAATTAATTTGTCACTTGCATTAAAATAAACTTCAAACTGATTATTAACATCTTGATAACCAGTAAAAATTCTCGCAGCGATGGTCGAAAGTTTCCCTCTTTTTAACCAACACGAAAACGTAAATGTTTTTCGGTTTCCAGCCGAAGCGGGTGTACGTGTAAGTCGTGCCGAGTCGGCTTGATTAAACCGGATCGACTGATCAATCTCGTAGACAGCGCCGCCAGCCGCCTTGGATGTTCCTTGTATGATCGACATTAAGCAAACACCGCACTGGTGACGACATATGCGTTCGTGCCGTCGTCGTAGTAGCTAAGCCAATAGGTGCCAGCCACGCTGATCGTCGTAGCCAAGTTGGCGTCACCCTTGGTCGTAGCCGCCAGAGAGATTGCATGACCGCCGCTGTTGTCCAGCAGGATGTTGCCTGACTGCCCAGCCGTGTGGTTCGTGAACGTCAGGGTGCCGGTGCCGCTGGGTGTGCATTTGAAGTTGTTTGTTGCATCGAGGTCAAAACTGAGGTCATCGTCAGTTGTCTGTGTGCCGCGCTGGCTGACGGTGAACGTCTGTGCCGCATCGGTGACAGCGTTGTCAGCGTCAAACGCCTGTACGTCCACACCGACCTCTGTATTCATCGCCTGCTGCGCCGCCGCTGCTGTAGCAGCTACGAACACGGCGTCACCGACAGCGCCGGAACCGATGGCAGTCCTAGCGCCAGACGCGGTAGTGCTGCCAGTGCCGCCGCTTGATACGGCGAGAGGCAGCGAGATCAGGGCAGCGGATGCTGCCGCCTCGGACGCAGAAGTCGCCGCGTTTGACGCGCTGGTCGAGGCGCTGCTGGCAGACGAAGCAGCATTTGACTCACTTGTCGCTGCATTGCTCGCAGAGGTCGATGCGTTTGACTCGCTGGTCGCAGCATTACTAGCCGACGTGGACGCCGCGCTTGCGCTGGACGCCGCGTTGCTCTCTGACGTTGCCGCTGCCGACGCCGACGACGCAGCGTTGCTGGCCTGTGTCGCCGCATAAGCCGCATCGACTACCAAGTCCCACTTCGCAGCATCAGCATTGCCGCTGATCGGCGTCGTTCCGCTGGCCGTATGCGCCGTGTTGCACCGATAGACGTTGTAGTTGCTCGCGTCTTTCACCAGGTCGCGGACAGAATAAGCCGTCGCTGCTGCCCAATCGCCGCGCCAGTTGCCGATGTCCTCGCCCACCACCGGGTTGCCGTTGGAGTCGAACGCCAGCGTCTTGCCAGCCCGCGACGCCTTCGTCGGCAGCGTCATGTCAACGACGCCACCATCAGCGACAAGCGCCGGGTCGTAGGTTGGCGCTCGCATACCGCGCTGGTTTTCTTCCGCGATCTGCTGGATCATAATGATCTGGCTATCAAGCTGTTCGTTGATCGCCGATGCGCGGAAGTCGCCAGCCGTCACGAAGTCTGTCGTGCGTTCGATGTCGCGCGATCCGACGATGGTGATCTGGTCGCTGGCAGTCGGCGTGGACGGCACGTTCGTACCCGTCACAATCGTTACGCTGCCCGTGCCGTTCGCGTTGATCGTTACCGTGTAATCGGTCGTCAGCGTTAGGATCGCCGCGTTGAAGTAGACGGCAATATCGCCTTCCACGAGAACTTCGAACGAGAAAGCATAAGGCCCCGTACCAGCGGAGCCAGTGTAGACGACGCGACGCGTCACTGCGTTGATACTATAGTCGGCCATTTGTCAATCCTGTTTGAGTTGGATGGTACATTATAGAGTGGTTCTAATCTAGTTTCTATTTGGTAGGTCGCGGGCGATAGCCTCCAAGTCAGGAGCGCGACTCGGAAGCTGTTCGCCTGGTTTCCACCACATATCCTGACCCGTTCTGCGCTCCAAGTCCCTTACTTTTCTGCGGAATCTGCGCTCATAGTCGGGGTCAACCATCATGCGTAGATTATCAAGCACGAGGCGCTCAAGCCCCAGACGCAGGTACGAGATAGACATACCCGGCCCATACCGGCCCAAGAAGTTCAGCGCCTCCAAACCAAATTTAGTGTCCTTGCCCTCTATAACTTCTTCGACATTACCGACCGTTAGGCGGGCAAGGTCACCTAAGAAGCTGACGCGAGGACCGGCGATTGTCTCACCAAGGGAGTGGCCGAAGCGATTATGGTCAGCAAACAGGAAGTCACCGAATAGCGACAGACTGCCGCCTGCCAACGCTGCCTTACCCCAGAACGCCAAGTTAGGCTCGCCATCCTCGCCAAACATCGCCATCGGATCGCGACCTTTCAGAACTTCTCTAATCTGCAACGCGATGCCGCCCATCACAGTAGCGTGAATGAAGAACTCTGTTGCATATCCGATGCGGCTCATCTTGCTGGTTTCGAGATACCGGAACTGCTTTAGATTGTTCTGGAACAGGACAATAGGAAACGTCTTGTATTGGGCGATACTGCGCCAAAGATCACCGCGTATGGTTCCGGGCGGTTCTTTACCAAGTGCCGCTGCCCTTGCTCTCGGGCCGGAAACAGGAACAGCACGATCCGTTTCCATCTGTATCAGGTCGAGATATTTCTGACCTGCCAGTTCGTTAGCTTCGAAAACGTCAGTCGGGCGCAACCATTCGCCACGCTTGTATGTGTACTTCTTCGTCTTGCGGATTGCATTCCAATCGTCTGCCTCAATATCATACGTCTTGAGAAGACGCTGCACATTTGGGTCAAGTTGGTCGAACGTCTTCGCGGCTTGATCGGAGAAGAAGCCCATCGTGGATTGACCGAAAGCCCATCTTTCTGCCTGGGTAATTGGGGATAGACCGCTGACGTTCATGACGAAATTAGAGATGCGCTGCGTACTTACTGCGCCCATAAGGTCGCCCATGTACCGTGCCTGACCAAACGCAACAGACGACCAGTTCTCCGCGATGAGACCGGCACGGATAAGTTCCTGTTTCGTCGGGTTGCTGGCTAGTAATGTGTTTAAGGTCTTTGTCATAACGCCAGCGTGGGGCATACCGGCAACGCGCTTCGTGATGCGCGTCGTTGCCGCGTCGCCGAATATCGCAGATATAGCAGCGGCTCCGAGTTGGGCAGAAACCAGCAATTCTCCCAAGCTGGCGAACCCTTTCGCCATCGTTTCGTTCACCGGGATATACGAAGAACCAGAAACATCGCCGTATATCTCGTCTAGTGACTTGATCTCCCTATTGAGACGCGAGTTATTCTTTCCCTTCGGATCGCTTAGGTCAGCTTCAGCCGCTCTTTTCTGAAGTTGTGTCTTCAGAAACGATATCGTGCTGTTCGGGTTAGGCCCAAGCGTCTCAAGCAGGGCAATGTCTCGCGACATGGTTTCGATATGGTTCATCATAATCGTGAACGGATCGCCCTGACCATATTTTTGCTGATACGCCAGCCACGCTTCTGGATTCTTGAACACGAGGAAACGATGATCTGCACGGCGACGGGCGAGAGAGCGGCCCTTACCTGCGACACTGGTTTCCTTGACCTTGTTCATGCCGCTGGTGAGGAT